CTCAGTAGCGACACTAACAGCGTGTCTGAAACACAGGCTGCAACACCAAAGGCGGTAAAGGCAGCATATGACCTTGCTAACGGGAAATATACTGCGCAGGACGCCACTACAGCGCGGAAAGGCCTTGTCCAGCTCAGTAGCGCCACCAACAGCGATTCAGAAACGCTCGCCGCAACACCAAAAGCGGTAAAGGCCGCGTATGACCTTGCTAACGGGAAATACACTGCACAGGACGCTACGACAGCACAAAAAGGGATTGTCCAGCTAAGCAGCGCGACTAACAGCACATCTGAAACGCTTGCCGCGACACCGAAAGCAGTGAAAGCAGCTAATGACAATGCGAATGGTCGGGTACCTTCTGCCCGTAAGGTGAATGGTAAGGCCCTTTCAGCGGATATTACACTGACGCCGAAAGATATTGGTACGCTTAACTCAACAACTATGTCATTCAGCGGTGGTGCTGGTTGGTTCAAATTAGCAACGGTAACCATGCCACAGGCGAGTTCTGTTGTTTCAATTACGTTGATTGGTGGCGCTGGATATAACGTCGGTTCACCTCAACAGGCAGGTATATCTGAACTTGTTTTGCGTGCAGGTAATGGTAATCCGAAGGGGATTACTGGTGCTTTATGGCAGCGCACATCGACAGGGTTTACAAATTTTGCCTGGGTCAATACATCTGGTGATACTTACGATATTTACGTTGCAATCGAAAATTATGCGACTGGTGTAAATATTCAATGGGATTATACCAGTAATGCCAGCGTGACTATTCATACGTCACCAGCATATTCTGCTAATAAGCCGGAAGGGTTAACGGACGGTACAGTTTATTCACTCTATACGCCATCAGAGCAGTTTTATCCGCCTGGCGCACCAATCCCGTGGCCATCAGATACCGTTCCGTCTGGTTATGCCCTGATGCAGGGGCAGACTTTTGACAAATCTGCATACCCGAAACTTGCAGCCGCTTATCCGTCAGGCGTGATCCCTGATATGCGTGGCTGGACGATTAAGGGCAAACCTGCCAGTGGTCGAGCCGTATTGTCTCAGGAACAGGACGGCATTAAATCGCACACCCACAGCGCCAGCGCATCCAGTACGGATTTGGGGACGAAAACCACATCGTCGTTTGATTACGGAACTAAATCCACAAATAACACCGGAGCACATACACACAACTTTGCTTACAACAATACTTCAGCATACGCAGAAACTCCCGGTACCGGTGGTGGAATGCATGCAACTAACACAAGCAAGACAGCAAGTAATCGCGTATTAAGCGCAGGAGCTCATACTCACACAGTAGCAATAGGTGCGCATACACATACGCTCGCTATTGGTTCGCATACACACACCATTACCATTGCCGCTTATGGCAACGCGGAAAACACCGTCAAAAACATCGCATTTAACTATATTGTGAGGCTTGCATGATTACGCTCATTCTTTCTGCACCAGTAACAGAAATGGCTGAAGCATTTAAGCGGGTATTCGCAAATGCAGATAATGTGAATATTGTCGGAAAGCCATTTGAAACAATCAGGGAATTTGACTGCATGGTAAGTGCGGCAAACAGTTTCGGCCTGATGGATGGCGGTGTTGATGCCGCCATTACCGCATTCTTCGGTACTCAGTTACAGTCCCGCGTTCAGAATCATATTCTTCGTGAATATCTCGGCGAGCAGCCTGTAGGTTCTGCATTTGTTATTGAAACGGGGCATAATCATCACCCCTGGCTGGTACATGCGCCAACAATGCGTGTTCCGCTGACAATTGACGGAACAGACGCTGTATATAACGCAACCTGGGCCGCTCTGCTTGCCATCTTTCAGCACAATAAACACGCAACGACAGACAGGAAAATAAAAACGGTGGTATTCCCTGCAATGGGAGCCGGATGTGGTCAGGTTCCGTTTGAAAGTGTTGCCCGGCAGATGAAGCAGGCATGGGATAACTTTAATAAAAAAACAGAATCAATTAACTGGGAATACGCACAATCCCGCCAGTCGGCAGTATTTGGCACATATGCATACTGTCCGGGTAATTCTGTTTGCCGTTATGCGGATACTAAATATATTGGATGCGGCGATTATCGGACGTATTGCTCCCGTTCCGGGCAGGTCTGTATTAACCCTGAACATCAGGCTGATGATGTACTGATACAACATCAGGCTAATAACCGGTTTCGCCCTGGTTCGCATATACACCGGATTAATCCAGAAAATCCCGTAGGTAATGTCATCTCTGGCGCACATAGCCACGGAAGTAGCATCGTTATTGGTGCTCACACCCATACGCTCAATAAACAATATTCTGTCTCTGATATTAAGTAGAGGTGAACATGGATTTCAGAATGAGTGAACAACCACGGACCATAACAATTTATAATCTGCTGGCCGGAACTAATGAATTTATTGGTGAAGGTGATGCATACATTCCACCTCATACAGGTCTACCTGCAAATAGTACTGATATTGCTCCGCCAGATATTCCAGCTGGCTTCGTGGCAATTTTCAACAGTGATAAGGCGTCCTGGCATCTCGTTGAAGATCATCGTGGTAAAACGGTTTATGACGTGGCATCAGGGGGCGCGTTATTTATTTCTGAACTTGGTCCATTACCGGAAAATGTCACCTGGTTATCCCCGGAAGGGGAGTTTCAGAAGTGGAACGGCACAACGTGGGTGAAAGATGCAGAAGCAGAAAAAGTGTTCCGGATACGGGAGGCGGAAGAAACAAAAAACAGCCTCATGCAGGTAGCCAGTGAGCATATTTCGCCACTTCAGGATGCCGTGGATTTGAATATTGCAACAGAGGAAGAAACATCGTTACTGGTGGCATGGAAGAAGTATCGAGTGCTGCTGAACCGTGTTGATACATCAAGAGCACCGGATATTGAGTGGCCTGCTTCCCCAGTGGAATCAAGGAGTAAACAAGCATAAAGGCTTTCATTTCAAACCATTGTAGTCCAGTTTTTTGTATAGTACCCTGCTCATTTCGGATGACATGTGTGATTTGGAATTTCAGGGTACCATTATGAATGTTATTTCATCATTAAAACAGCTTAACAGACAGCGAAATATTAAAACAAAAAAGATAAAGACGAAGGCCAGACTGGCATTTCTAAAAATGCGATACAGAAGGAAAACATCATTACAGCCGGATAGTTATAAAACAGTGTGCATTTTCATGCACATGCAGGCCATTGGTGACGGCATCGTTACCTCAGGGTTTATTAAACAACTTCAAAAATCCGGTATGGTGGTATATGTGATAGCACCTTCAAGAGTATCATTCCTCTTTACTGATATTGTTGGCGTGGATGCCTTTATATCTTACGAGAAAAATAAATTTAACGAACTAAAAGCAAAGATAAAAAAACTGAATGTAGATCTTGTTGTTGACTTCTCAAATTTTGATAACACAGCGATAACCAGATTGCAAACACTACATTTACTTAGACCTAAACACTCTATCTGTTTTAATCATCCTGCCGTAACTATTTTTGATACAAATATAATCGACAATCGTTCCATTCACATATCTGAAAGAATGAAAAAAGTTTTATCTTTACTAAAGATAAAACATAATAATTATGCTGCAGCGCTGAATTTTGACAACAAAATATATGAACCAGCAAATATTGTTGCAAATGAGCTCAGGAAGAAAAACAAAAAATTAGTTATATTTAACCCTTATGGCTCTCAGAATAGCAGAACCTTATCTGATGAACAGATAAACAAAGTACTAGCTTACCTTAATAACCTTAAGGGATATCACACAATAGTTTTTAATATGGGAAAACAGATTAATCACAATGGATTGGATAATGTGTCTCTATCTCCATTTTCTGATGCAGGATGTTCATTTGCATTGGTTCGCCATGCTGATTTTGTTATAACTGTAGATACTGCTATTGTACATTTAGCCAGTGCATTAAACATTAAACAATACTGTATATATAATAACAGAATGCATGAAGGAAAATTCGAAAACAATATTGTGTGGGGGCCAAACAGCAAATTAGCGACTCAACTCACCACATCCGAACATCTAAGGTCTGAAGGGGGCGACGATATGCATAAATTCGACATAATGATCTTAATTAATGCTATCAAACAAGATTTGACAAACGATATACCGAATTACCACTCGGATTTAGGTTGTAAAAATAGATCCAGAAACCCAGAATTAGAAAGTAGCAATTCTTTATAAAGTAGAAACCTCAACAGTTTTATCAGGGCCTACGATATATTATATAACAACAAGCCGCCCATTACCCAATATGAGGGTATTGGCGGCAATGTAAAATCAGAACAGTCCTTTAACTGAACTGGCCGCGCTGTTAAGGGATGATGTCACCTTATCTTTGAAGCCGGACAGCATATCGCTGAACGATGAGGATTGCAGGCGCTCCCGCAAATCCTCATCACAGCGTTCAAGAGTCAGTGAAAATTCTATCTTTTTCGCCTTACCGTAGCGATCAAACTCGGAGCGGGTCGTATTCGTTTCAGTCAGGACATACATGCCGTAAATCTGCCCGACACCATCAATCAGAGGCCAGGGCCGCCCTGTATATGCCTGCGTGGTCAGCAGCGACAGCGACACTTCGCCACCTGTAATTTCAGGATAAAGCACACCAGAAAGAACGATGCGATCATCACCTGCACCGATATACTGCCAGCTTGCTGAACGGTTAACGCGTTCATTTTTCACATGCCGCCAGCTTTTGTTTTGCTGTAACTGCTGATGCGGCAGTGTGCGCAGCTCAAAAACAAACATGCCGTAGATCATCATCATGGCCATGACTCCTCAATCTTTATCGTAAAAACTTCCACGCCCGGCACGGGCGCGCCGTTCCATTTCTGCCCTGACCATTTCACCGACCAGTTTCGCCAGTTCGCGGGGATTCTGCGTAACAACGTTATGCAGATGAACATGAATTTCACCGCCAAATCCGGAGGCAACAGGCTCCCGGTTACGGGAAGTTGCAGGAACTGATGCCACTGGCGATCGTATGGCCTCTGCCACCGGGCGGGAGCTGGCCGCAACAACAGGGACCAGCGCCGGAGGCAGCGGAGCCGGAACCACAGGTGTGATATTAATTGCGGGGGCAGGCTTACTGACCTGCGCAATCTTCCGCTCCTGCCACTCCCCACGAACAGCAAGTGCGCGGGGCAGGTTCTTAAAGACAATATCGCCGGGGCCAATGCGTTTTTTCGTCTCATCAACCAGCTTACCTGTGTTATCAGCAATTTTGCTGAGTCTGCGCAGCGTACCGGTATTGCTGTCTGTGAGCGGTTTATTGTCTTTGGAGTTATCACCTCCGGTGCCATTGCCATTTTCCACAGGCTTCGGCGGATTGATTTTCGCCAGGTCCCCCTGAAGCAAGGCAACCTTGTCCTGAAGAATGGCCGCACGCTGTGCGTCTTCGATTTTCTTGCGCGCCCTTTCCGCTTCATCCGGAAGGACGCCAAGTTTTTCAAGTATCCACGCCAGCGTATCCAGCAGCATTTTGGCAGGTGTCAGAACAAGCTGTAACGCACCGCCAAGAACGTTACCGAATATCTCGCCAGCACTGGTACATTTATCCAGCGTTTCCTTGCTGGACTCCATCGGTGACAGCAGCGATTTAAACCAGTTAAACACCTGGCTGATCCCGCTCCCGATTGCGTCAAAAACAGGACCAAACCGTTCAAAGGTTTCGCGCAACGGGGCCAGCCTTTCCATAATCCCGCTGAACACCCCGGCAAAAAATGCCCTGATGGGATCCCAGTATTTCCAGATAAGAACGGCAGCTCCGGCAAGCGCAGCCACGATAAGACCAACCGGACTGAACAACGCCCCGATAGCGCCTCCCAGCAAAGAAACAGAACCCGCCACCATTCCCCACAGCGCAGGCAACACCCTGACGACATTCATTGACCGGGTAAGAATGTCAAAACCAAGACGCAGGGTGGCCAGCTTCCCGTAAAGCACCCCAATAACCAGCGACAACGAGCCAATCGTTGCAGTCATTGCCAGCAACGCACCGCCTGCTATCAGTAGCTGGCGCGTCAGTACCGGATGGGCCTGCGCCAGCGAGGTGATTTTTTCAAGCACCCGCGTGAGCCACTGCGTGACAGAACGCAGCGGACCGTCAACCAGATCACTGATGCGAATACGAAGACCTTCCCATGCGCTGTCGAGATTTTTCAGGTCCCCATCAAGATTATCGGCCATTACTTTTGCAACGCGATCGGCCTCTCCCCTTGCCCCCTGCAATTCTCTGGTCAGTTTTTGCAGCTCTCCTGAACCAGCCGCCGCAACAAGCGTCTGCAAACCAACGAACGCCTCTTCTCCGGCGATGTCCTTGAAGAAGGAGACCTGGTCCACCTGTCCGTATTTTTGTGTCGCCTTATAAAGATCAAGCAGCACATCCTCCATCGGGCGCATTTTGCCTCTGGCGTCAGCAACTGACACCCCCAGCTCTTTCAGTGCATCAGCCGCAGCTTTTGGCGGTGATGCAAGGCGGGACAGACTTGCGCGCATGGCCGTACCAGCATCGCTTCCGCGAAGACCATTATTGGCAAGCATCCCGGCCATGGCCGCCGCTTCTTCAAGACTGATACCAAGTTTTGCGGCAACCGGACCGGTATACTTCATGGTTTCGCCCAGCGCGCGTAAATCAGTATTGGTCCGGGTGAATACTGCTGTCAGCGTATCGCCAACCCGGTCCATTTGATCGGCTGTCAGGTTGAACTGTGTGAGGATATTGGAGCCTATATCAGCCGTCTCGCCGAGTTCGACGCCACCTGCCAGCGCCATATTAAGAACACCGGGCAATGCGGCCTGAATGGCCTGCGGAGTAAAACCAGCCATTGCCAGAAAACTCTGCCCACTGGCGGCATCACTCGCAGTAAACTGTGTTTCAGAGCCAAGTTTTAACGCCTGCTCACGCAGCGCCTTAAACTGCGGGCTGTTTTTGTCGATTCGCGTCAGTGCCTGAACGCGGGACATCTCTTTCCCGAACCCGATCGCGGGCTGCAAAAAACGTCCGGCAGCATAGCCGCCAGCCGCTGCCGCACCAATTGCCAGCGCACCACCTGTTTTCAGTTTTCCCGCAGTTTCCTGCGCGCGCGAATACCGCTCACGCGCCCGCGTTACACGCGCAAGCGCCTGCCGTTCGCGTTCAAGCTGGTTGTTGTATTGTTCGGTGCGTCTGATGGCCTGCTGAATGGTGTTATCGCTGCCTGTCAGGGAAATGCCGTGGCGTTTCAGCTCTCCGCCAAGCTCCCGCATTTTCTGAATTTCCCGTGTGCGCGATTCATTCAGGCGTTCAAGCCGGGTGCTTAACTGCTGCATCAGCTTTTGTTGTTTTTCGCTGAGCACTGTACCCGTGCGTTGTAACTGATTAAGGGCGTTAAGCTGGCGTCGTGCTTTCACGATACCCGCATCCGCTTTACTGACAGCGTCGCGGGCGCGCTCAAATGAACGCGCCTGACGCTCGAGATTTTTGATCGCCCCCTGCGTTCGCTGGATGGAGTCACCAAACTGCCCCATCAGGCGGCGGGCGTTTTCGGCAGGCCGGGTCAGCCTGTCAACGGCGCTGAAAGCGACCCGGATATCAAGAGTCTTCATTGTCTGCATTCCCGCTGCGAAGTGCCGCCCGCTCACGCCAGCTAACCACTTCACCGGGCGTCATCATGAAGATTTCGGCGGGCGACCAGTTAAAAATAACGGCAATATCTGCCACAAAGTCTTCTATGTGCTCAAAGCACACAACCGTGATCAGGCTTCCGTCGCCTGTTCGTTCTTCCCGCCAGAGTCCGCACCGCTCAAAAAATTTACGGCAACCACACATAACTGAATAAAGTCACGGGATGCCATTTTTTTGATCGTCACTTCATCCAGTCGCGGTGATGTCACGCGTGACAGCAGCGTAAACATGGATTCCGCTTTCAGATTCAGCACATCAGACAGCGACAAATCTCGCAGAGATCCAGCCTGCTCAATAGCTCCAGTGATCTCCACATACGTGATTTTTTCGCCGCCTCGCTCAATTGATTGGGTAAGTTTTACGCCACGCTCACTGGTTTCTTTCACAGTGTCAGCAACGACCGTGTTTTCGGTATCGATGTTTTTCGTCTCTTTCATCAGGAAACTCCTTTCAGTCAGAGGCGACGCACTGCGCCGCCTGCATATTACTTATCAGCCAAGCCCGAGCGCAGAACGGATGCGATCGGGCACAATGTCCTTGCCGTCCTTCCGGTAAATGAAGTTCAGCAGGTCAATCTCCCACAACGGGCGATCGTTAACACTCAGCTTGTAGTAGGTGTTTTTAATGGCGTAAGTGTGTGATGTGGCTTCGCCCTGTTTGGCTTCCCCCATATCAATTTCCGTCACACGTCCGCGCATTTCGACTTCATACAGGTCGCTTTCTGCATCGGTGTAATATTCACCCGCAAAACGCAGCAGCGTGCCATCAATCGTGCCGCCATACTTAAGGAACAGCTCACGAACTGCGCCCCCCATGACAAAGCTCGCATCAAGCGCGGAGTCGTCCAGACCGAGATCAATACTTACCGCACCCATCATGCCACCACCCCGGTAGCTGTCGGTTTTGCGCGTCAGCTTAGGCAGAGTGACGGACGTCACCTTACCCACTTCGTTTTCACCATCCACAAACAGCGTAAAAAAGCGAAGATGTTTTGGCACAGCCATCAGGCACCTCCCAGCACCGCAAATGCGGGTTCAAAGTATTCATCAGTAAACGTCTGGTAAAGCTCCATGTCTTCCAGTGGCGGAACGGGCGTATATTTGTAGCGAATACGCACACGTCCCTGACGTAAATCCGTGGTGCTGTTATCCACCACGTCATACCAGCACTCCGCGCCAATCAGTTTCCCGGCAGTCACCAGCGAATCCAGTTTTGCCCTGATGGCACTGATAACATCCTTCACGTTCGCAGGCGTCAGTGGACTGTCGATGGTTTCAAACTGCGCTTCCGCAATTGAATCAGCCAGCACCTGTGCGGTTCGGGTATACACCTCAAAGATGTAGGCGTTCGTTTCCGGTGTGCGGTTGCCCCAGAAGCGGAACCCGTTGCGACGAATAATGGTCGTGATTTCTTTGTTGTTAAGGCTGTTGGCATCACTGTCTTCGGCCTGCAACGACCAGAAAACATGCCTCGACATCCCCAGCACATTTTTAACCGGAACGTTGGACAGCGATTTGTGCCATCCCTGCTCATGGTCAATGTACGCACGAAGACCGCACGCATAGGCAGGCGCGGGGAACGTTTCGTTTTTGCCACTTTTCGGGTTGTAGGCGATGAAGTCCGGCCATAAGAGCATCACCTCACGTTCGTTGAATTTCTGGCGGTAGGTAATCGCCGCAGCCATCGTGTTACAGCCGTGACATGAGGCATACACAAACGCGCGCAGTTTACCTGCAATCACGCACAGGGATTTTGTTACAGCCTCCGTGTCCAGCTCCGGCGCGGCCAGAATACGCGGACGGTATCCGATGCTTTCATCCTGCTCTGCAACAAGCAGCGCATACATCCCCGTATAGCTGCCGTCATCCTCAGAACCACCGATAACCAGTTGATCCTGCGTCTTTCCGTCTTCTTCTTTGTGTTCAGCCACGCGAACGACGATCACCTTTGTGCTCACCTGGTCTGCGATGGCCTTAAGCGCACGATAAAGCGTCCCCGTTGTCCCGCATTTTCCCAGCACGTCATTGACGCGGGTCAGCAGTGTGGGCTTGTTCAGCGGGAACAGCTTCGCGTCCGCATCATCCGCCGTTGCCACGATACCGATAACGCTGGAATCAACATCGTTAATCGCTGTTACCAGGTCGGTATTTTCCGTAACACGGGCACCATGAAAACGAGTTTCACTCATAGCTTCAGCCCCTTGTATCCGTTAAATGATTCGGCAACAATCATCACCCACCACGCGCGTAATCTCACCCCTGCGCCATTCTCCCGCCACGGCGACAACAAAAAGCAGTAACCCCCTCCGCACGTACATGCGACCATGCCACACAGGGAGGGAGCAGATGACCGACACCACCATGCAATTGCTCAGTCAGGGCACAGACCCCGTAAAAATGCCGGATTTTGATATTCTCGCGGAGGGTAAAACGCTGTCAGGCGTGGCAGAGCGCCTGATGAGCCTGTCACTGACCGACAACCGGGGATTTGAGGCAGACCAGCTCACCATCACGCTGGATGATGCGGATGGTCAGTTGCAGCTACCGCCACGGGGCGCACGCCTGACGGTTCTCATTGGCTGGAAAGGCGAACCGCTGACAGAAAAAGGCACTTACATTGTTGATGAAATCGCTCACGAAGGACCACCGGACAGGCTGACTGTTTCAGCCAGAAGCGCAGATTTTCGGGATGAATTTAACGTTAAACGAGAGGTGTCCTGGCATGATGTGACCGTTGAGCGTGTGGTATCCGCCATCGCTCATCGGTACGGTCTGAAACCGCAAATCAGCGAAATGCTGATGGATATCGAAATCGACCACGCCGACCAGACCGAAGAAAGCGACATGTCCTTCCTTACGCGCATGGCGGAAATGCTGGGCGCAATCACCACGGTAAAAAGCGGCAATCTGTTATTCATCATGCCAGGTGGTGGCGTGAACGCGCAGGGCCAGCCGTTGCCCTCGTTCGCCATTACACGCAGCAGCGGCGATCGCCATCAGTTCCGCATTGCTGACCGCGAAGCGTATACGGGGGTACGCGCTTACTGGCTTGATCTTAATTACGGGAAAAAGAAAAAAGTCAGCGTGAAACGCCGCAAACCGCCAAAACCCAAAAAGGAGAAAAGCAGCAGCCGTGAAGGTGATTATATGGAAGGCGCGGAAGGCAATGTGTTTGTGTTACGCAAGACTTATCAGAACGAGCAGGCAGCAAGACGCGCAGCGGCGGCAAAGTGGCAGCAGCTACAACGCGGAGCCGCATCATTCTCCATCACACTGGCACGCGGACGCGCAGAACTCTACCCCGAAATGCATGGCACGGTAACAGGATTTAAAAGCGAGATTGATAATCAGGACTGGATTATTGCAAAAGCCGAGCACACCATTGATAACAGTGGCTTTACCACGCAGCTTGAGCTTGAAGCCAAAATCCCGGAATGGATAGCAGAAACAGAGTAAACAACTTAGATGCATTAGCCCTGACATTTGCTAACGCGCTTACAGCAAGAATCATAACCAATCTGACAGCCTACCCGGTGTCAAAATCAGAAGAGCCTTACATTAGAATATGTTAATTTGTAGCAAACAAATTTACACACAAATGATTACTGCTGAAATAGCCCCCATAAATGCTATGTCAAAGGATCCATGTTATGAATATGCAAATTTTTATCGCACCAGCAGCCACAGTTGCTGCAGTCTGCCTTGCTGCATATTTTGCTTTACGAAATGAACGTAAAAAGAAAGCACTTGAGATTAGAACAACTCAACTAGATCGAATATCTGAGCTAGTAAACCGAGCATCTACCAATTTGATGCAATATACAGGTACTCTTGCCTCTATACTGGAAGCGCACGCCAAAGATAATTATCTACCGAACAAAAAATTTGACATTAATGTAATTAGCAAATGGAAAGATTGCCTCGATGAGAGTGAGGTCTGGGCGATTGATATACAGCAACTAAGAACATGTCAGCACAGTCTGGAGTTTCATCGTGAAAAAGAATGGGCTGAATGGAAAAAAATAATTCCACCATTACTTGATAAAATTAACCAATTTTTTCTCATATCTAAGCCAGGGCAACCTGTTACGTTTATAAATGGCCAAAACAAAACAGCTGATGAACTACTTGTTTTCTCAAGATATTTGAGAAAACAAACAGCAGAAATTGAATCAGTACGTCAGCTGTTACTTTCTCAAATGAGAGAGGAATTCATCGAGTTAACTAGCTTTGAACCTGTCACAATGTTTAGCTTATTTAAATCAATAAAGAAAAATGTCATGCAATTTTTCTGTATCAGTGCTCTTAAAAATTGACGCTCTGTTGCAAGCAACCCCAGTGTTAAACTGGGGTTATTCTTGCTAAGAGACCTTTCTACGGCATCAGTAAACAAAACGAACTATCAGTTGGAGTCTGAGCAAGTTCAGCCTAAACTAGCGACAGCACTACGTTAAGGGAGGTCGCTATGTTCCGTTGTCCGCTTTGTGGCGCATCTGCCCGTATCCGCACCAGTCGTCCGGAAAATGATTCAAACACCGTGCGGCAAAAGTATTACCAGTGTAACAACCTGGAATGCGGCGTATGCTTCTCAACACTGGAAGCTTTCCATAAATTCACATCGAAACACGCCTCCGGCATCTACTCTTCAGAAGGTATCCCGTGGCATGAGCTGCCAGCTTCACACAGGGGAAACAATCAGATGAGCTTGCCTTTACCTCAGAATTAACAGGCAGAATTGCCGGAGTAACAAAAAAGCGATAGATTACGCGCGGGTGCCTTTCGGCTGATGGTCGGAGGGAATACCCGAAGGCCAGATGTGGAAAGGCCCCGGAAAACATCTCTGTTTAACCGAGGCCCTAACCGCATTACCTTGACAAGTGAAAGGTTAGCGCCTCTCCGGAAAAGGAGCAAGTGCTATGTCGCAAAAATCGCTTACGGCCATCACGTTCTGCGTGACGGCAATCCTCATCATCTGGATGTTGCACGGTTCGCTGTGTGAAATACGGATGAGCTTCTGGGGAGCGGAGTTTGCGGCGTTCTTACAGTGTAAGCAGTAA